AAGATTGTGAAGTTTGTATCTGCCCGGACTGCCGGAAGCAGGAAGAATGCGAAATTTGTAACAAGTGCTATACCTGCCCTGGAGACAATGCGAAAAGTGAATGTCCATTTGGTGGGTATGAATCTGATAATTGAGAAATTTAAACAATTTCCAAATTGGAAACAGTTGAAGATTTTGGAGGTGTAAGATGCAAAAGAGGACACCAGACAACTGTAAGTATATTAAGAGTCATGGGGAACCGGGACGAGACAGCAATGGTAAGTGCATGGGGTTTAGTCGTGCCAACGATGATGAGCCTATAGAGGCATGCAAGCGGTGCGTGTACTGCACAGCACATAAGGAGGATTTTAGATGATAGAAAGAAAATCTTGGGAAGAGTTTAGAAATGCCGGTTTGTTATGGTGGATCAACATGATTTTACATACCTTTGGGTGGGCTATTACAGTTGACTTAAAAGACGGTAAAATAATTGACTGTTATCCGGCCAGAGTCAAATTCCGAGGATTTGGAGAAGAGAATAATACGGAAGGGTATCAGAAAGTTAGCCAATATATGAGAGATAATGCTGGCAAGCTATTCGAAGAGGCGGAGGACTAAATAGATCGGAGAGAGGAAACGTAATGAAAGCAATAGTGAAAATGAGGATTTAGAGGAGGCGTGAAATGCGACTGATTGACGCAGATGCATTAATCGCAGAATTAGAGGCACGCGCTGAGGCTTGCCATCGTGATTTTAATTCTGCAAAGCATAAAGTAGATAAGGATATGTTGATGGATGCCCATGTGGGTTATATGAAGATGATTGGCATGGTCAAATCTATGCCAACAGTTGACTTGAAAAATTGAAGATTTAGAGGAGGAGAGATGGGAAAAGAAATATTAGTTCATGGAGCCATGAAATACAGATGTGAAAAGTGCGGTAAAGAGTGGTGGATGTTTCTTGAAAAGGGGATAGAAGAGTTCGGAGAAAGCCATAAGCCAAGTCCATTTACAATTAGATGTAAATGTGGTGGGATGGCAAGAGATATCTCCGGAATCTGCAAAATACCATTTGGGAAATACGAGCCACTTCCGCGCGGAGAAAGCTATTTTGCAAATAAACAGGAATCAGAATGTGCAGTACCAATATTAAACTGATGATTTTCGGAAGGAAGGTGCCAGATGAGAAAGGTGCAATGGTGTGTAAAATGTAAAAAGTATCATCTTTTTGATGATGTAAACTGGAAATATAACTGGAAACAGAGAACATGGGAGTGTTTGAAAACTGAGGATTTAGAGGAGGAATAGGATGGCATATGCGGAAAAGACTTCTGTGTCTGTTTCCAGGACTAAGGCTGACATAGAGGAGCTGATAAGTCGGTATGGGGCGGAGCAGTTCGTGAGTGGTTTTAAGGGAAACACAGCAGCGATCGGATTTACTATTTCTGGTCGGCAGATACGATTTATACTTCCTTTGCCAGATAAACAGGCAAGGGAATACTGGTAGACACCGGGGCGCGGTAATCGCCGGACGGATGATGCAGCGCATACTGCATGGGAACAAGCGTGCCGGAGTCGGTGGAGGGCCTTGTATCTTATTGTCAAAGCAAAGTTGGAGGCAGTGGAGGCTGGAATAAGCACGGTCGAGCGCGAGTTTTTATATGATATTGTGCTGCCGGACGGCCGCACCGCTGGCGAATGGCTGGCGCCGCAGATAGAGACGGCATATGAGACTGGACAGATGCCTCCAATGTTACCGATGCTAAATTGACATTTAGAGGTGAACGAATGAAAGATTGTGAAGTTTGCATTTGTCCAGATTGCCAGAAGCAGGACGAATGCGAAATTTGTAACAAGTGCTATACCTGCCCTGGAGAACACGCAAAAAGTGAATGCCCTTATGGTGGGTTTGAATCAGATAATTGACATTTTGTATAGTAGGCTGGTGATTGATTATATGATAGAACAAATTAAACTATTTCCGGATGGAGAACAGAAAAATGTGAGATTATATGTGGAACATGATACCACAGTTGATAATTGGATTAGGGAATATCATTATCTCCACTCCGTCCCAGCTGGTGCCATATTAAGATTTTGTTTTAAAAATGCATCAGAAGAAATTCTTGGCTGCATGATGTGGGGGCGTCCCACAAGTAGAAAAATCAATCAAAAAAATATTTTAGAATTGACTAGAATGTACTTTGTAGATGATACTGAAGCATTTATTGAAAGTAAATGTTTAAGTATGGCACGTAAATATATACGAAAGCATTGTCCAAACGTAAAAGGATTAATTGCATATTCTAGTACAGGCGCAGGACATGAAGGAATCGTATATCAAGCAGACAATTGGTACGCATTAGGTGGGCAAAAAGGTGGTAATTGGGAAAACCGAGAGCATCGTATTAATAGAGACTTGTCTACTAAAATAAGATGGACTCGAAGTCCATAAATCATTTATAAATCGCAACACAAATAGAGGTCAACAAAGCTATAAAAGAAATAATTATTGGTAAAACTTTGATGATGATGTCATAGCGTTGAGATTTTAGTTGCTGTTTGTAATCTAATATTGCTTTTTCACCTTCTTGAGTGAGCATCATGCAGTTACTGACCATTTGACTAGAAGTTTTACCGGATTCACCCTCTATAACATCAGTAAGACCAGAAACATAGGGCATACAGATATACCCTAAATCATCAAGATTATCTATGCTTGCAAGACCGGCTTGACCAAATTTAGAAGCTATTTCATCAATAAAGCAAGAATTGAGTTTTTTCATGTAGCATAATACACGATAGTCAATATTTGTGATTTTATCCATGACAAAAGCCGCCTTTGTTTTTTAAAAGTATAACATTTACAAGATAGAGAAGCAAGGTATTTATATGTAAAATTGACATTTAAAGGAGAAAGAGTAATGGGAAGAATGTATGGAACATGTTCCGAGTGCGCAAACCGGCAGCCGGGGAAAAGATATTGGGGGAACCACTTCGGCCCAGGCTGCACCGCCGAACTGGATGGAGTACATCCGTTAGGGTGGGGACACCAGGAGGAAGACGAAGAGCCGGAGAGGAACGAACGCGGAATGATAGTGTGCAAACCCTGTTATTACTTCAGGGAAGCAGGAGAGGAAGAATAAAATGCTGAAGGATGATTTGAAAGAAATAAAGCGAGAAATGCCAGACGGACTTGAAATACAGACAGGAGCTTGTTCGTTTTGCGGCCAGATGGGACAAATAGAAACGCTTATTCCGTGGGACCAGGAAAAAGTAAATGAAGCGGTCACAGAATTATGCGATTGCTACGGAGCAAAAGAATACGCCAGAAAAAAAGGACAGAAAGAACGTGCGTGCAAAGCAATCGAGGAGCAGTTCGGGCAGCAGGCGGATACAGAAGAGGCAGATGAACCAATAAGAAATCTGCTGAAACACATTGCTGAGCTAATTGTGGAGGAAAAGCTTGATTCTGCCTCCCTGGACATCGGAAACGGATTAAAAGCTAAGTTGTCGATAACATCAAAAGGATACATAAAAGTGGAGCGTCAGAAAACAGAGAAAGCAGTACAAGAAGCATAGAAAAAGAGCCGGGCTATCTTGGCGGATGCGGCCGACTCTAAAACTGGATAACTATATTATAACAGTTATCCTCCAAAAAATCAAATAAAACAGGAGGACAAGTCTATGATGAGCGGAACGATGAGCGCAAGCATGGTAATCAACAATATCCTTGTAGCAGCGAGTGAGTTTATAATACCTGACCGTATGGAGCAGCTAAAATTAATTCTCTTCATGAATCTTTGCGACTACACGTTTATAAAGAACGAAGACTCCACATCGCTAATAAAAAGTGACGATGATACGTTCGAAATTCTGCATGACTGGCAGAATCAGCTTATCATAGACGGAAAAACCAAGTCAACCATCAAGCAGTATGGGTACGAGATTAAAAATCTGCTTCTCTATGCCGGAACCGGAATAAGGGATATCCGGGAAAAGCATGTCATCGGATATCTGACGCGTGGGAAGGTGCAGAAGAAATGGAAAGATAAAACGTACAATTCAAAGGTGCGTTCCCTCAGGGCTTTCTTCAAATGGGCTTACGAATATGATGTAATTACTACTGACCCAATGAAAAGAATAAAAGAAACAAAAGAAGAATATCGCATGGGTTCCATTCTGACGCCGGAGCAGCGCGAGATATTCCGGTGCTGTTGTAAGAATGAACGGGAACTTGCGCTGGTCGATCTCCTTTACAGCTCCGGCGGCCGGGTATCAGAGATTATACAGCTTAACCGGGATAGTATTGACCTATCAAACCGGAGAGTAAACATCGTCGGAAAAGGACGGAAAGAACGGGAGATCCGGTTCTCTGCGCAAGCCAAAGTACATATCGAAGGATATTTGCGGTCAAGGAAAGATGATAGCCAGGCATTGTTTGTCAGCCAGAAAGCACCGCACAAACGACTTAGCGCCGATGGAGTGCGATATATTTTAAAAGCCATACAGAGCCGCGATATCAGGCTGAAGGGTTTGCAGATATCACCACACACATTCCGGCGTACGTGCGGAACCGATATGATTAATCGCGGCGCGCCTGCGGAACTGGTGCAGAAGAAATTAGGACACACGAAAGTGGACACAACGTTACAGTGTTATGCGAAGATTAGCCAGGAGGCGGCCAGAGATGCGGAACGCCGCTATGGAGTAGCAGGATAACAAATCAATCATAAACGTTTATGGCTTACATACAGGGACGGTTCGGCCGACCGTCCTTTGAGGTGGAAAATGAATAGAATAGAAAAATTGAAAGAGATAAAGGCACATCACCAGGAGATGAGCCAGGAAGAGGGCGACATTTGGGACAAGGATGTTGCTGTCTTGGACTGGGCTATTGAATTTATAAAAGAAGTTCAAAAAGAAAGGAAGAGGACGTTTGCGGCCAGATGGCAGCAGGCGACTAATGAGCTGCGCAAACATAAGGATATCATAAGCAATATACCAATTGTTCCAAAAGAACCGCCGGAAATATCGAAGGAGGAAAAATGGAATTAGAAAAGCTCTTCTCGGTTCAAAAAGACATGAATAAGTTAAAGTCACTTTATCAGGAAATGGCTGCCCACGAAAGCTTCAATCCATATAAAAAGAATATAGCATCTGATATGCCAAAGGGAGCAGGAAGGAAAAGCTTTGGGGAATGGTACATCGAAGAAAAAGAGCGTATTGACAGAGAGGTCGAATATTACAAGGAGAAATTGCAAGTAGACAGAAGGGAGCTGGACGAATACATAAGTACGGCGCCGTTTCCCGAATGCGATATAATACAATACAGGGTGATAAATGGAATGAATTGGGAAAAGATTGGAGATTTGATAGGAATGGATAGACGGACTGCGTCCAGGATATTTTACAGATACGTAAACTTGCCCACAATGCCCGTAAGAAAATGATATAATGATACTATGTAATAGTTCACGATGAACCTCCTTTTCGAAAGGCGCTTGCGCATAATGTGCAGGCGCCTTTCGAAAAGGAACAAAATTGAAAGAAGAACCGGAGGTGGAGCATGGCGAGAGAGTTTGCACGTGAATTTTATGACAGCACTGAATGGAAAATATGCAGGGATAGATATGCTAAGAGCGTTGGGAGACTATGCGAAGAATGTTTGAGGCAGGGAATATATAAGCCGGGAAAGATTGTGCATCACAAAACGGAGATAACACCGGAGAACATTACAAAGCCGGAGGTCACGATGTCATTTAACAATCTCGAACTGGTGTGTATGGATTGTCACGCGAAGCTACACGGAAGGAAGAAGAGATATTTTGTGGATGAGTTTGGAAATGTGACAACGACTCCCCCCTATTCAAAATAATTTGTGAAAGAAAATTTCACCGAGTCCCCTAGAATGATATTCCGCTCCCATGCGCGAAGGACCCCTGCCCAGGAAGGAGGAAAATGGCAGTAAAAATAGTGACAGAAAAATCAGAGATAGCAAGACTTACAAAGATTTATAAGAACTTGCCGCCGAATAAATTTGCAGTGGCACAAGGATTGATTGTGCAAGCGGCAAGACTCCGGGTAAGGCTAAATCAACTATGGGAAGACATCCAGGAGAACGGAGAGACGGAACGCTTTACACAGTCAGAAAAGACGGAGCCGTACGAACGGGAAAGACCGGCGGCCAGACTGTTCACTTCGACGGACAAGAATTATCAGGCAATTATCAAACAGCTAAATGAACTTACACCGCCCAGCAGCAACGAGGGAAAACTAAAGGAGCTGATGAGGGATGGATAATTACATACTGAAATATTATCAATCAATTCAGGATGGCTCCGCAGTTGTCGGTAAATGGATACGATTATTTTATGAATACATCATAAAAGGGCTGGAAAGCCAGCAGTTTATATTTGACCAGAAAAAGGCAAATAGGGCTATAAAATTTATTGAAACCTTTTGCCATCATTGCGAAGGCCGGGATGATCTTCTGAAGCTGGAAACATGGCAAAAATCTACTGTATCAATTATGTTCGGAATTGTTGACGACGCCGGAATACGAATTTTCAGAGAGTTTCTAATTGTCATTGGAAGAAAAAACGGAAAAACACTGTTTGCATCCGGGATTATTGCTTACTGCTTATTCCTTGACGGGGAGTATGGGGCAAAAGTGTTTTGTGTAGCCCCGAAGCTGGATCAGGCTGATTTGGTATATCAATCGTTCTGGCAGACCATACAAAAAGAACCGGAATTACAAGCATTGATAAAAAGGCGGAAATCAGATTTTTATGTGGAAAGCACGAACAGCAGTGTGAAGAAAATTGCTTTTAACGCAAAGAAGTCGGACGGCTTCAATCCACATCTGACGGTTTGCGACGAGGTAGCCAGTTGGCCGGGGGACCAGGGACTGAAACAATACGAGGTTATGAAATCGGCCCTGGGCGCAAGAAAGCAGCCAATCATTCTATCAATCAGCACATCGGGATACATCAATGAGGGAATCTATGATGAGCTGGTAAAAAGGGCAACCAGGTTCCTGCTTGGAGATTCGAAAGAAAAACGCCTGGCGCCATTTTTGTACATGATTGATGATGTGGAAAAATGGAACGACATCAACGAACTGAGAAAATCAAACCCAAACTTAGGCGTGTCGGTATCGGTGGATTATCTGATAGAGGAAATTGCAGTAGCGGAAGGCAGCTTAAGTAAAAAAGCGGAGTTTCTGACAAAATACTGCAACATTAAGCAGAACAGTACACAGGCATGGCTGTCGACTCAGGATGTGGAAAAATGCTGCGGACCACACCTGCGGATCGAAGATTTTAGAGACTCATACTGCGTTGGAGGGATTGACCTATCTCAAACAACAGACCTCACAGCCTGTATGGCAGTCATTGAAAAAGATGAAAAATTATACGTCTTAGCGCAGTTTTTCTTGCCTGCGGAAAAGATAGAGGAGGCAACGATAAGAGATGGACTTCCCTATCAGGCATATGTGCAGAGAGGGATACTGAAGCTATCGGGGGAAAATTTTGTTGATTATCAAGACTGTTTTGACTGGTTCAAAATGCTTGTCGAAGAATACAGCATTTATCCCCTTCAGACAGGATATGACCGCTATACGGCCCAATACCTGGTACAGGACATGAAACAATATGGCTTTCACATGGATGACGTTTATCAGGGCTACAACTTAACGCCGGTAATCCAGGAGACGGAAGGGCTGATAAAAGATGGTGTGGTTTGCATCGGAGATAATGACCTATTAAAAGTACATCTGTTAAACATGGCATTAAAGATTGACGCAGAAAGCGGAAAACGTAAGGCAATTAAAATAACACAATCAGATCATATCGATGGAGGAGCTGCACTACTGGATGCTATGACAGTGAGACAAAAATGGTATGGAGAGATAGGAGGGCAGTTGAAAAATGGGGCTGTTTAATAAAGTGTTTAAAAGACCAGTAAAAGGCAATGCGGCCGATTTCTTTCAGACCTTTACCGGATACACGCCAATCTTTACGAGTTGGAATGGTGCTGTTTATGAGAGCGAGCTTGTCCGGGCCGCGATCCATGCGAGGGCAACGCATATCAGCAAATTATCGGTCACTCCGCAGGGAAGCGCAAAACCAAAGTTACAAACGAAGTTAAAGAATGGGCCAAACCAATGGCAAACATGGGGGCAGTTTCTATACCGGTTATCAACGATTCTTGATGTACAAAACACAGCGTTTATTGTTCCGGTAGAGGATGATTACGGAGAGATAACCGGAATATATCCGATTCTTCCGTCACTGTGCGAGATAAAAGATTACAGAGGGGAACCGTGGCTTTCTTACACATTCCAAAATGGGAACACGGCTGTAGTCGAAATGAATCGATGCGGCATTATGACAAAGTTTCAGTATTCGGATGATTTTTTCGGAGAGTCAAATACGGCACTGACACCGACAATGGAGCTGATTGATATTCAAAATCAGGGGATACAAGAGGCAGTTAAAAACTCGGCAACCTTCCGATTTATGGCTCGGGTTACTAATTTTACAAAAACAGAAGACTTGACAAAAGAACGGGAACGTTTTACAAACGAAAATTTAAAAAAAGAATCCGGCGGAGTTCTGCTTTTCCCCAATACATATTCGGATATCAAACAGATACAATCAAGCCCATTCGTGATTGATGCACAGCAGATGACAGCAATCAAAACAAACGTATTTAATTATTACGGGGTAAACGACGACATACTACAAAACAAAGCCTACGGGGATGCATGGAGCGCATTTTACGAGGGGGGAATCGAACCGTTTGCCATTCAGTTTTCAGACGTCACAACAAAAATGCTGTTCAGTGAAAAAGAACGGGCCGCAAAATCATTCATCATGGAGACGGCGAACCGACTGCAATACATGAGCAATTCAGAAAAGTTAAACGTATCAGCGCAGATGGCAGATCGGGGAATCATGAACCGGGACGAAATCAGAGAAATATGGAATCTTCCGCCGATCCCCAATGGAATGGGGCAGGCGTACAGTATCCGAGGGGAATACTATCTCCTGGGAATTGATGGAAGCATAACAAAGAAAGGGGATGACCTGACAAGTGGCACTGACAAATAAACAGATTAATAAACTGGAGGATGGCCGGGAATATCGAGGCATGACGATGAGCGTCAGGGCCTTGGAAGAAGAACCGGACGCTATGATGGTAGAAGGATACGCAACTACATTTAATCAGCCCTATACCTTGTACGAGGGCAGATATTACAAAATAATCGAGCAGATAGACCCAGGAGCCTTTACGGAATGCGACATGTCGGATGTAATCATGCAGTACGATCATGAAGGGCGTGTGTTCGCGAGAAATAAAAACAATACGTTGAAGCTGGAAGTTGATTCCGTGGGGCTGAAAATCACAGCGGACCTATCAGGGACAGATATCGGACGTCAATTATATCAGGAGATAAAAGGCGGATATACAGATAAGATGTCGTTTGGATTTACGGTAAAGGAAGACCAGAAAACCTATACGGAAGATTACGAAAACGACGTTGAAACCTGTCTTAGGACAATAAAAAAGATAAGCAAGCTATATGATGTCAGCCCGGTATCAATACCGGCCAACGATGCGACATCAATTAGCGCCCGGAAATTTAGCGACGGAGTGATCGCGGAAATTGAAGCGGAGAGACTGGAACGGGCGAGAAAATTAAAAAAACTAAATTTACTGATGGAGGTATGAAATGACAATTAAAGAAATGATGATGAGTGACATTGAAGAGAGAATGGCAGCGATTAAGACGGAAATGGAAAACAGGGATGCCGATCTGGATGCACTGACAGAAGAAGTTAGGCAGTTGAAAGAACGCAGAGCAGAACTGGAAGCGCAGGCGGAAAAGAGAAGAAAGTTAGAGGATGACGTCAGGGAAAATGGAGTGACAACAAGAAAGCTGAAAGACCTTGGAGGAGAAAATGAGGCCGAGGCACGGGCGAAAAAGTTTGCAGAGACAGGAAAAACCAATGTCAAATCAGAAGAAGTTCGTTCTGTTCTGGTAAGCGGAGGGAAGCTGGCGACGCCGACACAGGTAAGCGGTATTAACGATAGTGTAGGAAAAAAAGTATCAAGCATTATTGACTTGGTAAAAATCGTCAACTGTACCGGCATGGGGAGTAATAAAGTTGCCTATATCGATACGGACGCGGCAGCGGCAGACAACCAGACAGAAGGAGAGGCGGCCACGAATAAAGAGCCGACCTTTGGATTTGTTACCATCACGCCGGATTCCGTGGCTGTTTTATCATACATCTCAAAGCAGGCGAAAAAACAGACACCGCTTGCCTATCAGCAGAAGGTACACGAGCAGGCGTTAACCTCTTTGAGAAAAAAAGCTGCAATTTTGGTTACAACAGCATTAAAAGAATCCGACCTGAATGAAAGTGTTACAGCTACAGTCACCGGTTCTAAGGGCGTCATTGATGAAAAAACCTTAAGAAAAATCACACTGGCATACGGGGGAGACGAAAGCGTCGTTGGTGGAGCTGTGCTGTTTTTAAACAAGCTTGACCTGATTGCGTTTGGAGATGTAAGAGGAACGAATGAGAAAAAGGCGGTATATGAAATCGAACCGGATACAGATAACCCCAATACCGGAATTATCAAAGATGGCGGCCTGTCGGTGCGGTACTGCATCAATAGCAATTTAACGGCTTGCGCCGGAACTGCCCAGTCTGCATCATCCGATACGCTGACAATGTTTTATGGCAATCCACAATGTTTCGAACTTGATTTATTCTCCGATTATGAAATCCGCATATCAGAAGATTTTGCTTTTGATAAACTCATGGATACGATCCGGGGAGATGTAGAAATTGGCGGCGACGTTGTGGTGAAAAATGGATTCGTGGCCCTGAAGATTCCAAAAAGCGCATCATAAAAAGAAGGGATGATAGGCTATGCTGGAAAAAGTGAAGATGGCACTGAGAATCAAAACGACAGCCTTTGACTCGGAGATAGAGGACCTTATCCAGGCGGCCCTGAAGGACTTAGAAATCGCAGGAGTAGGAAATAAAAATCCTGACGATCCATTGATTGGCCGCGCAGTAATTACATACTGCGCGGTGTATATGGGGCCGGGCGACCAAATGGAACGAATGAAGGCGGCCTATGACGAACAAAAAGCACAGATGCAGATGGCAACCGGGTACGGACTGCCAACGGAGAAACAGCCATGAGAAATGACGAATGTACACTGATAACCAGAAAAGCGATCGGAGAGAACATTGCCGATAAGGAAACGAGGGTATTTTGTGAGAAGAAATCAGTAGTAAGAAGTGAATATTACGCCGCTTATGCCGTTGGACTTCGCCCCAGGTTAACCCTATCCATATATCAGCCGGATTACGAATTAAGCTTTGTGGTAAACGATGACGGAACCATCGAGGAGCCATCACAAGTCATATACAATGAAAGAAAATATAACATATACCGAACGTACGAAGCACAGGAAAATGATGAAGTGGAATTGACGATTGGGTGATGATATGAAAGTCAATATGGATTATGAAGAATCGGTAAAGTCGATCGATGAGATGCTGAATGCTTTACCGAAGGAGTTGCAGAATCAGGAAAAAGCTGTTTTAGGAAAAATCGGAAGGAACATTAAGAAAAATGTAATTCGGTTCCTCCACAACTCAGACGTCGAGACAAGGGCAAAACAAATCATGCCGTCAAATTATGATGGCAGCAGACCTTACACCCATCTGAAGGATGATGTGCAGTCAAGTGTCAGAAAAGACAAGATGGGTAATCATTATGTTAGCGTGCGAGGCGGGAAAATGACGGGATATAAGTGGGGGCCAGTCAGTGATGGACATATAGCCAGGGACGGAGTGACATTTGTACAGGGGACTAATTTCATGGGTCGCGCGGTAACGGCGTCTGAAGGAGATACTAATAAAATAATAGACGAGATGCTGAAGAAGGTGGTGCAGTAATGGAAATAAAAAGCTTGATTGTAGAATCATTAAAGATACCTGTCATTGAATTGTTTGAACCAATCATACCTCCATGCGCAACATGGTCCCATCTTTCGGATACGTCGGGGCTGGAAGGTGATGGAGCCGAAAGTGAAGGACTGGAAGGATATCAAATTGATGTTTGGGACAGAAACCGGGAAACAATCAAAACCAGGGCAAGAAAACTGAGCGACGACATCCAGGCGAACGCATCAACTACAATACCGGATATTACATACATGTATGACACGAACGGGAAAGTGTGGCGTGCCATGATCCAGTTTTCGAAAACAAGAGAGGAGTAAACATGGCGGTAAATAAATCAAAGAAAACAAATCGTATCAATATCAAAAACATGGTTTATGCACTGTTAACAAGCGATACAGCGGCTGGGGCTGAATATGGAGAGGTAAAGCCACTCGGGAAGGCAATGCAGGTGCAGCTTACACCGTCGCTGGCCTCCGGTATACTGTACGGAGAGGGAGCGCAATCAGAAAACATTGCAAAGTTGAATGGAATAGCCGCAGTATTGGACGTTAACAAAATTGCAATTGAAGACCGCGCAGAAATCCTGGGGCATAAATACGAAAACGGAATCCTGATCGAGAAAGCGGGAGACGAAGCTCCATTTTTAGCGGTTGGATTTGAAGTGGAAGGGACCAACAAGTGTAATGAATTAGTTTGGCTTTTAAAAGGACGGGCGCAGCCGTTTAACGGAACCATGCAGCAGTCGACAGACAGTATCAACTTTTCAACAGACAGCATTACGATTAATTTCGTTCCGCGTGATTTTGACGGAGAATTGAGATACTTTGCAGACACAGCAAATGCAGACTTAACAACAAAGCAAGTCGAAGACTGGTTTAAAGCGGGGCCGTCAACACCACCGGCGCCGTCAGCAGCATAAGGAGAATGGTGAAATGAAAAAAACGATATGTGTACAGGAAGCTAACGAAATTGAAATTGTGTTTAATGATAAAACTTATCTTGCCACTTTCAATATGATTTCGGTCAGATACCTTCAAGAAGCACTCTCAGAAACGGGAATTGCAAAGCTCCCATATGAACATTTCGCTGCATTAGCTCTTTACTCGGGAATTAAAGTAAATCATTCGGATTTTACTATGGAAGAAGCTACTGCTTTAGTTCTTACAATGAGACCAGCGGATGTAAACGAGGTAGTAAATGAGTATACAAAATCTGTTAATGGTGTAGATGTACAGGAGAACGAAGAAGAAATAAAAAAAGTAATTGCTCAGATTATAGGGAAAGACAATGGTATATAAAGACAGAAAATGTACAGTTTGATTATGACTTGCTGTTTTATACTTATTGTTGCAAAATGGGTATGTCTGAGCAGGAATTTATGAAAAGCCCATTAAAAAAGATATTAAAATTAATAGACATATATAATGACGAACAATCAATAAAAGCGGCAACAACAAACGGAGAACTGTACTGGCCGAAATACTTCGGAGAATCGGAATCAACCGAAATACATTCAATGAAAGAAGTGGAGGGATTTTGTTAATGGCTAATAATTATAAAAAGACAATTGTCCTTGGCCTTGATTACAGTGAGTTCTCTGGAGGAATTTCGGAATGCAATAGAAAGATGGGACTGTTAGATGCGGAAATGAAGTTAGCTAAAGAAATGGCTAAAGAATATGGAGACGAAACAGACCAATTAAAAATTAAGCAGGAGGGTTTATCACAAAAAATTGAATTACAAAAGAAAATAATTGATGAGCAAAAAAAAGCATATGACAGGGCGATGTCATCAACAGAGAAAAATGAAAAGAAAGTTGATTCGTTAGATAAAGCACTTTTGAATAGCAGAACAACGCTCCAAAAAATGATAAATGAATATAACGATGCAGAAAAAGCCTTAGACGACATGGGAAAATCCATGGATGAAACAAAAGAAAAACAGAAGGATGCAGAAAAACATACAAAGTCTTTTGGAGACACAATACGAGACATATCTGAGACTCTGGGAGTATCAGGGATACCAGCAATTGAAAAACTCGCAGAAAAATTTGATAAGGTTGATGACAGAATAGGAAAAGTTTTATTCAGCGCCGGAACCCTTATAACTACACTGGCCGGATTGACTATTCAAACGGCTGAAAATGCAAATGAAATTGTCAAAAACTCAGAGATTATGGGAATGTCGGCTGAAAGATATCAGGAATGGGATTATGTCTTAAAACTTGTTGGTTCAGAAGCAAAAAACATGCAAGGCGATTTTTCACAGTTAGCAGAAAAAGCTAAAGATGCATCGGAAGGAGTCGGAGAAGGAGCGGAACTGTTTAAACAACTGGGAATAAGTGTAAAAGATTCTTCAGGTAAATTAAAGAGTCAAGGACTTCTATTTGAAGAAGTTGTCTTTCGGTTACAAAAGATGGAAGATGTAACAAAGCGAAATGCCATTGCGAGCGCTCTCTTAGGTTCAACGGGAGAAGATTTGGTTCCAATTTTGAACATGACAAGAGATGAATTGGGAGAATTGACGGAAAAAGCAAGGGAAAGCGGGTATGTAATGAAAAATGAGACTCTGGGGAAGTTTAAGGACTTGTCAGGGACTATGAAAGAATTTGATAATTCTGTTCAGGGAATGAAAAATAATTTCGCAGAAGCTTTATTACCAACGCTTACAAATTTCTTTGATGTCATATCTGACATTCCTGTTCCTGTATTACAGACGATGATAGAGTTTGTGGGAGTTCTTGCAGGTTCAATGATGGCAATAAAAGTGATAACCAGTATAGTTGATACATTTGACAAGTTATCTAGTTTTATGCCGGGATTTAACGACAAAGCTATAAAAACTAAAGCGATGATTCTTGGGATAGTTGCAGCGCTTATAGCGCTAGGAGTGGTAATTGCAGCTGTAATGGGAAGAACAGACGACATGAACCGTTCAATGGATTCTATTGCTGACGGAGTCGGAAGATTATCAAGTGTTACCCAGGTAAGGAGCCAATATAATGCCAAAGGAACAAAATATTTTGAGGGAGGTGAAACCTGGGTAGGTGAAGAAGGTCCAGAGCTTGTAGAATTGCCGCGTGGCAGCAGGATATATAGCAATCGAGATTCGTCAAGGATGAAAGGTTCGGGAAATACTTATATTTTCAACATTCAGTCAGACAATGTAAAGGAATTTAACAGGCTTGTCGAAATGGCGGAACGGGAGCAGATGGCATATCGAACGGGGGTGGCGAGAATCTAATGGGAACAGCAACTATAAATGCAGTATATGATACATATGTCAATAAATTTTCAGGTCCTTACGCAGGCAGCGGGGAAATGATGGTATCCGGGAATAATTCGTTTGGAATTACCCAGTTCAATATTCCTGCATTAACCGATATATCAATATCGTCAGCAAAACTGAGATTATACTGCAAGGAAAGCGATGCAAATAAAAAAATATTTGCAAAACTTTATGACATATCATTTAGACTGCCAGACGGGTTACTTTACGAAGATTTCGCCCAGTATGCCAATCAAGTAGTGTTGGAATCAGGAGGAAATTTTGTTTTTCTGGCAGAGTCTTCTTCGTATAACGCCTGGATCGAGTTCGATATTGCAAATTTAATAACAGGAAATTTGGGGAAAAACAATTTCACTCTGTCAATCAATTCCAGCGGAGGAGATCGCAGAGTGTTATTTTCCACGATCGAAGGGGGAAATTCGCCACAAATCGTAATAAACTATACAGATTCAACCCCGCTCCCTCCGACATTAAAGTACCCGATTGGAGATATTTTAGAAAACTCAGGAACTGTCACATTTGAATGGGAATATAATGCCGGGACATCGACTGGACAAGCAAAATATGAATTTGGATGGAAAATGCAATCTGATACACTGTGGAACTCAAGGACGGTAACATCGTCCAATAAACACCACACAATGGATGCGTCAAGCTTTGCAAATGGTGTTGTAGAATGGAGGGTAAAGACCTATAACGCAAAAGGACTAAGCTCGGAGTTTTCGACCGCCCAATTTTTTGTGGTAGGGAAACCTCCAACCCCGGAAATAAGCAGTGCAAAAAACAACGCAATAACAGAAATTAGATGGGAGGCAGCCAAAGCAGAGGAAGTTGCCGCACAAATACAGATAACAAAAAACGCAGTTGTTATATACGACAGCGGAAGAATTGCCGGAGGGATTGATGATGTTTACGTCCCTGATATAATACTGCCAGACGGGATGTATGCTGCATTACTAAGGATATCAAATCTTTACGACATGTGGAGTGACTGGATATCAAGAACATTTACTATTTCGGGAACAAAACCGAACAAGCCAACGTTAAAAGCATACAATCAAGGGGATTACGCAGTACTTGAATATTCCGGAAATGCAACGACGTACTTTATATACCGTTCCGAAGACGGAGGGGAATTTATTCCAATCGTACAGACGATAGAAAAAAGATATGAGGATTTTACAATGCGATCCGGAAAAAGATATCGGTATTTTGTCAGGGCCTACACACAATCCTATACAGATAGCGACATTGTGGAAACATACATATCATACAAGGGAACTTACATTGCCCCGGTCGACAATCTTAAAAAACGGATTAGGATAATACTGTCAGAAGATGAAGAAATGGAGCTGGGCATTGGTGCGGAGCGCGAAAAAAGCCTGAACACTTACACTGGACGAAATTATCCAGTGATGGAAATAGGAGATTTAATCACAAGAACAATCAATTTATCTGGATTTTTATACGCCGCAGATGCGAGATATCTGGAAAGTCTGGTCAGCATGGGGAAGACATTTTGCGTAAGGAACAGAGAATATAGAATGTTCTGTTCGGCTGGTTCCCTGTCCATGACACAGAAGTTATTTTTCGGCGGATACAATTTTGGAATTACCATGACTGAAATTGATTACGAAGAGAAGGTGAGGTTTGACAATGTATGATTTATCACAGAACGGTTATACAGATAAACAAATCAAAAAACTTCTAAAGGAAAACAGGCAGATATCTTTTGAATGCGACCTGCTAAACAGCCAGGAAAAGTACGTCAAGACATTGCACAGCATAAAAGGAAACGTTTCGTTTGATGCCGGAGCGGAGATTATGGGAACGGCGTCGTTTGCGATAGCGGAAGAAGAGGTGAAGGGAATAAATCTGGTTGATGCAAGACTGGCCGCCT